CAAGCTTCAATCATACCTAGAATCATAATTTTAGTTGCAAGATCTTTATTAAGTGCAAGTGAAGGATCTTTAATGAAATCCCTTCCAAGTTTTTTAGTAGCTTTCTCGTAATTGTCATACCAAGTCAGTTGCACATAACCACGTCCATAGAACAGTGCTGGTGTTTCTGAGTAAGTATAGACTTCTTTCTTTTTACCATTTTTGAAACTGTAAGCGACACCTTTAGAGTTTAGGTACCATGTACCATAGGTTCTATTTCTACCCTTTCCATACTCTTCAATAGGTGCCATTGTTGTTGCAGTTTCATGCCAAGCAGTTGCAAACATATAAGCGACATAAGATAGCCAAGATTTATCACTGATTCCTCTTGACTTATAATCAAACTCATTGAATGAAACTAGCATAGCTTCAATATTTACTACTTGAGAAGACCTAAAGCTGACTCCAAGTGCAGCTCTAAGTTTATCAAAGTTTAATGTAATCACGCTGTACGTCTCCACATGTAGACTACGATAGAAGGTTGAACGTTGCTGAAAGCTTCATTACCACCGACATATTTCTCAGTAGATGCAGCCCATTGTGCTGGGTTGATGTCTGAGATCCTCATTTCAGAAGGTGTGTAGTCATAGTTAGTTGCTGTAAAGTTACCTCTAGGGAAGTCCCCAGCCATAGAACCGAACTTATCCCAAGGTGCTTCACTGTGTCTGTGAGATGGTAAGTTAGCAATTGTAAGTGACACATCATAAGCACCAAAGATTGTACCAGCAGTACGTGTCCAGTTAGGTGAAGAACCAACATCTGAATGACCAACTAGTGTTAACCCTTGAGCGAATTTTTCCCAAGTACCATAACCAAGTCTAGTTGATGGATCACCAGTCGTTGTTGTAATGTAGATGTCACCAATACCATAACCTTGTTGGCTACCTAGAGCTTGCCTTAAGATGTCCATAGTAACGACATTCTTAGTAGTTTCTGTAAGGCTTGTTGGTGTCTGGAATCGTGCAACGATGCTACCATCATTCAGTATTACAGGAACACTGCCATCATGGTAGAAACCATCTAACATAGCACCGTTAAAAGAGTACCCAAAGTTTTCAGATCCATTTAATGGTAAACCTTGGTCTCCAAGATACCCATGACCTTTAACACGACCTGAAACGACTGGATCAGCTTTACTGACATATAGTGTTAGGAACCCTTCATTGTTCTGGATTTTATTGATAGTATCAGCCAGATTGAAACCTTCTGCATAAGAGTAGAAAGCTCTCTTCCAAATTGTAGAGTTACTTGCTGGATCAGCGTTTGTATTCTCTGAGATTGCCTCATAGATCTTACCATCTTTCTTGATGAGAGCAGCTACAGGGTAAGTTGTAATGTTATCCCAGTCAGCAATACCATGTTGTAGTAAGTAAGCAATACCTTGGTCTTGTCTATTTTCTAAGTAGTTTGAAATCTCATAAGGAGGTCTTTCAACTACATGACCAATAGCGATTTTTTCATCTGCTGGAATAGACATAGTACCAGCATAAGCCCATAGACCATTTGCATAGTTTGGCTTTGTGTAAATTGGGGTTGGCATTTTTAACCTCTTGTAAATTTGTTAGGTGCCATTTAAGCTGCTGCTAAAGTCACCCTTACTCCTAAAGGAATTGGAAGAATATTGTCAGAAGTTCTTGAACGACTTAAGAAGTAAGAAACAAAACCATCTGGGTCAGTAGTGTATATTGTCAAGTTACCATTTGAAGTTGTATCAAGTGTACTAGTCGTATTATCTGCCAGTAGATTAACAACTTCTAACAGCTCAATATGGTTACAATACTTTGAAGTTTTCTTAATAGAACGAGCCTTAAGAATCCTTCTGTATTGATCATCAGTTAACCTTTTAGAGGTTGATGGGTTATAACCAGAAGAGCTATACCAAGGTGCACCTACTGTAGGATCTGCAAGAGTACCAAAAGTACCAGACTGATAGGCACCTTCAAAACCGAAGTAAACCCCAGTGTCAAAGCTTGCTAAAAGTCTAGGTTGATTTAGTAACAGACCAATGAAGTCTAGTTGCCAGTTTGAAGCATTATCAATATCTAGCATGTTCTCACAGAGCCAGATCAGGTCTACTTGCTGTTCTTGGTAGTAGTCTAAAATGGCTGCTAAGAAAGCCTGAAACATTGGAGATTCATTTAGAAGAGAACTTGAATTTTCTACTGCTTGTGCTAAGTAATCAACAGTTTGAAGTTGCATTAAATACCTCCGACATAGATCCTATCAGCACTGATTACAGGAATCTCATTATAAGCAATGGCAATGTTACCTGTACCTTGTGCTTGACCTTGTTTTGCAATAGTCAATGAACTAACACTGAAACCACCAATTTTGTTGATAGGCTCGTAAAGGCGAGAGTAGTAAATGTCATCACCAACACGTAATGAGTTGAACCAATCCACAATTGCTTGTTTGATTAATTGCTTACCATTTGCTGGGAAGTCGTTGTAAATTGTAATTGACATAGAGATTTCAAGTGGAACCTGAACAGGTCTTGAGAATCTGACAGTGTGATTACCACCATTAAGATCTTTTACAGATTTTTCAATAGTACCACTAGTTGCAATACCTACAGGGATAGCATCGTAAATTGCCTGAGCAACTTCATCCTCAACACCACCTTGGATAGTAATTGCTAAACCAGCATTAGTGATTCCATTGTTAGGTGCAGGGGATAAGTTCTCTTTAACACTCACGAATGAAACACCACGAATAGTCATGAGTCTCATCCAAACAGCATCATAAGATCCTACTGAATAACCTAGGCACAAGTTTAAACGAGTTCTGTACTCTTCATCCGTTTCTACTGGTCTTGATGCACCAATAACTAAATAGTTATAAACTGATCTCCAACCTAGTACACTACTTTGGATACTTGAAATAGCACCAACTTTTGCTTCAACAGATTGGTATGTAACACTTTCAACATAAACTTGCTTGTATGATTGTGTAACTGTCATCCCAGTACTCACTGAGAAGTCACCTGTCATTATCGGGTCATCTAAAAGCACTGTAATGGTGTTGTCGTTATTAACCTTAGCTGTCATTAAATTTGACTGGCTGTTAATGGCATTTGCAATACGATTAGCAATCTGAGCAATTGTGCTTTCTTCCAGTATAGAAACTTCAATTTGTGGATATGTTGACAAATAGCTATTAATACTGTATGAGATGTTATAAGTTTGTTGGATTGAATCAATTGTAATTACAATACCAGTTACGTTATTTTCATTGAAAGTGACATCATCTTGTGTTCTGAAAGAGTCACCTGTAATGCTGTTTGAAACTAAACTACCTTCACTCACAACTACACCAGAATCACCACCAACAACAACCATACCAGTGGCTTGGGCTAATCCTAGGCGTTTAATTCTATGTATGTTCCAACCAAAGTAATCTAGTTGTAGACCTTCGGCTGTGTTTAAATCAAATTGGTTTAGAATAGTCTGTAGTACTTCGCCATTACTGAAAGCTGGCACTGATACGATTCTTAAGAGTCTACCTACAACACTGCTTTCATCTGTTTGAAGTGCAGTACCTTGTAAGTATGGTGCAAGTCTTGTACGAGCGCTTGCAGCCATAGTATTAAATACATCATCTTGAGAGTCTACGACTAATCCTTTGTCATCAAATGTGACAGCCATTGTGTTTCTCCTTAGAAATTAATTGTAAGTGAGTTTCCTTTCTCATCAGTCAGGATGATTCCATTTTCGTTTGTAAGAACATAGATAACGACTGTTTGTTCGAGCTTCTTAAGTTTTACAACGAATTTGCAAGAGTATGAGTAACCAGAAATCTTTGAAGTGAATGATACGAGAGATTCAACCATGCCCTCTGAAAGGATCTCTGTTTTGAAAATTGAATCTACTGTTAATTTTTGTCTTGATCTACCAAACACATCATTTAAGTAATCAATTCCGAAATTCCTATTCCAGAATAATTCCCTTTTGAATGTCTTAAATCTTACAAAAAGTCTTTGAACAAGAAGGCTTGCCTGATCACCTACGAGTGAAATATCACCAGAGTTAAATACCAAGTCCTTAGTTGTTTGGTTAATTAGAATATCCATTATTTCCCTTATACTGTAGTCGGCATGTCAGTAACCATAGGTCTACCATCATCAGTGTATCTATGGGTGTGTTTAGTCGTATTTTCATAAACACTAAGACCATTGACAATAACATCTTTGGTATTTACTACTGCATCTGGTGCTTCAATTGTTGTTGCTGTAGTCGTGATAGTTTCACAATTGGCTGTGATAGTTTCACACTCTGCAACTATATCTTTGCTATTCACATGAACTGTGCTTGGAGAATATAAACTCATAGATCCATCTGCATTCAAACTAAAGCGAACCTCTTTATCTGTCTTTTTGTTGTGCACAATATTCACAGAAGTATTGTCGAAAGGTGTGCTATAGTTGTTAGCAGCATGTGGGCTTTCTAAGTAAGGATTAAAACCAACAATAGCTACTGCATGGTGTAAACCTAAGAAAGAGAACATTGAAGGTGAGTGTAAATCTTTTGTACCATTGATGTAGTTTGTACTGTCGTGTTGTGTAAAAATTAAAAGGACACCATCACCTTGATTAAGGGGGAATTGAAAGGATGTTGAAGCAGTACTTGGGAAGATTACAGGAACATCTCTAAGGATAGGGTAATCAGCTTTTGTAAGGTCATTACCAAGTTTAGATACTACAGGTTGAACATCAATGAATCCATCAGATAATCTTTCGACTGAAACGATAACCCCAGCTTGAGGGTAGTTCATTTTTTTAATCTCTAGCCTAGCTAGTGCACCTACATCCTTTACGAAATTATCGTCCATCATATCTCCTTATTCAGAAACTATTGCAGAATCACCTGAGACATTTTGCTGATCAGAATAACCTTCACCGATGTTACCACCAATCTGTTCGTCTGAACCAAAACCACCCTCACGATCTTTCTCAAGTTGCTGTGCTTCTTCATCTGTAACTTTCTTATCATGTTCACCGTTAGTGTCGTCCATA